TAACTTCGGGATATTTGCGGTTGACAACAACGCTAATCTTTGTAGGTACCGCTAGTTGAGCAACCCATAACAAAGCTTCGGTTACTGTTGGCGGTGCAACTTCGCTATCCATGCGTCTTTTCCACCATGCGCGGGCAATGTGACCGGCTCGCCCGCTATGTTCAAGGCAAACAACTTCGCTGAACGCTCTTGCACCGCAAACATAATTGACTTTCAAAATGCCAACACCGTTCTTTTCGATTTTGCTATACAAGGCGCGTTGAACTTCGAAATCTTGTATTTCAGGAAATTCTGTTCTAATAATTTCTTCAGTCCCCGCCGAAGCTTCGATATGAATTTGAAAAGGAAATTCAAAACCACACACATGACAAACTTTCGCGTTTGCATGGCAATAGGTTCCGCACTGATCGCAAACGCGAATTGGAGCAACACCGGGGGCGGCGCTTCCTCTTGCTTTTGGTATTACAGGATCGTTGATTGGTCCTAACCGTTGAACGTTGCGAGCAAAATCTAATCCTAAACAATTTGTTTTTCCTTCAAACGGGCGTCCGCCCCGGCCATATTTTTGGACGTGCAAGCCGGTTGACATTGTAGGAGCTAGATCGATGATCAAATCAATCGGCGGGTGATCCTGTCCTGTTGTGAATACACCCTTGTTCACTAAATTTCTAATCTTGCCAAGCTTGTAATCTCTAATAATTGCATCGCGTTTTGCACCGCTCATTTTTGAATGAACAGCTTCGCAAGGAATCCCAAAATTGCGAAACATTGCCGCAACGTGTTCAGCGTGTTTTATTCCACTTGCAAATGTTAACCAGCAATCGCGATCAGAACCTAATTCAATTGATTCTTTACAAGCAAGATAAGTTATATCTTGAACGTCAACAGCGGCTTCCAATTGTTTCAAATTGAAATCCCCGGCTTGAATTCCAACTTTCGAAACATCCAATTGTGTGTTTGTTCGTTTTGGAATAATCATTGCCATAAAGCCGTTATCAATAAACCAATTGAACCATTGCATTGTTGTCATATCAACCGCAACGTCTGTGAAAATTCCCATATCGATAAGCGAACCTTGTCCGGTTCGATAGGGCGTTGCGGTGAATCCAATTACAATCAAATTTGGATTCACAAGAAGTTGCTTGGCAATTATAGTTGAATACATGGAACCATCTTGCCCATTCATCAAATGCGCTTCATCGATGATGAAAATATCAAACCGGCCAAGCGCTTCAATACTCTTTACAACGCTGGCAACACCGCCAAAAATAATTGGCATTGCGGTATCGCGCTGTTTCAATCCAGCGCTAAAAATTCCATACGGCGCTGAAGGCCAAATTTCAGCTAGCTTTCCAGAATTCTGCGTCAACAATTCCTTAACATGAGTCATTGCCAAAATTCGAAGTTCCGGCCATTGGGAAAGCATCTTATGAATGAACGAACCGATTACCAAACTTTTGCCGGTTCCTGTTGGCATACATACTAAAGGATGTCGCTTTTGCGTTTGATAAAGAAACGCGAGCAACGCATTTTCGGCTTGTGTTTGGTAGTTTCGTAAAGTAATCATCCGGCCAATGCTTTTTCCATTTTCTTTTGAATGGTTTTGGCAAACGCTCTCACCATCAAAGCCGTTGTTACATCTTCGTTATTAGCATCCTTGTCAAACATCGCTATTTGATTTTCTGCATCGTCCACTGCTTGCTTAACAAGTTCGTTAATCAGCGTGCATTCTTCTTTGAGCAATTCAATTTGCATGGCGGTCCTTTCGTTAGTTCAGTTGAAATTGTTGAAGATAAGCAATTGCGTTACCAAGCAAAACAACATTGTCTTCGGCTTTGCCTAGTAGCAAATTGCAACGCGAACAAAGTAGTCCGCGAATGTTTCCCGTTGCATGATCATGATCAACAAACCAATTCTTAGCACGTCCGCCCGGCGAATTCACATAACAAATCGCGCAAGAATTATGTTGATACCTACACATGAATTCGTATTCTTCTTGAGTTATTCCATAATTTCTTTTTATTGCACATTTTCGATGGGAACGCGCCAACACTTCAGGATGAGTTATAGCGCGAAGTTTGTTATAAGCAGACGATTTGGCGTTTCGTTCTGCTTTATGTTTCTCATAACATTTCTTACTCGCAATTTTTGCAGCGGCTTTAACTTCTTCCGGCGTTTTCTTACTTCTGGATGGGGGCATGATGATCGCATCCTTTTGGTATGAAATCTTTTGGAATTATGCTGTTGTGAAACGTACAAAACCAATCGGCATTTTCAATCGGTCTGGAATAAGAGCAGCTTCTACAATTAACGTCGCAAGCAACTCCGTCAAAACAAATTGGCTGCATTTTGCACATCCCGCAAAGATAGTAATTTCGTTTTTCGCTAATCTTCTTCGGCGGCTCTTTCGCATCGAAGATTACAAACTGAGCCTTTTTGTAGGCATCTTCGGCAACATTCATATCAAGCGGAACCAATTCGAAATACCAATCAGAATCATTTTTGTTTTCGCAAACGTATAAGATATTGTTGAACCTTAATCCTCTTCCATAAACGCTGTTTTGAATAAAGTGTTGTTCTTTTGTTTGACGCATTCCCTTTTTGTCAAGATCATTAAACGGCGAACCTGTCCCTGTTGTTTTGCATTCCAATCCGGTTGGTTCGGTGATTCCCCAAGATGGAGCAATAAAAACGCCGTCAACTGATCCCCCGAAATGCCCTTGAAGATCGCTAAATTTTAGTTGAAATCCGTTTTCGTCTAAACCATCGATGAATTGAAAACCAATTTTTTTCAACCAACTGCGAACACGAATTTCTAAACCATGTCCAACGCCAAACAATCTTAACATTCTTCCGGAATGTGTTTCGCGATGCATCCAACGAAAATGATAGAAAAGATAGCGTAAGCATTCGTTACCTACAACAGATGCGCCAAGGTGCGAACGATAACCTTCGATGTTCGCGTTTTCAATTTCAGTATCGACGGCCTTCAACATTGCGTCTGCTATTTCGCGCAACATTTCTGGATTAGTCCAATCAACAATCATGTTTTCACCAAAAAGTTGGGACAGAGTTGAAGACTAAAACTCTGCCCCTGTACGCTTGAAGAATTTCACCTTACGGTGACAAGCGTAGTTTTCACTTCACCCAAGGGGGCGTTGCGCTCGCAGCCGGGGCCGCGAAGCCAGAAGCCCAAGGCGGCGCTCCAGCGGCGGGGGGAGCGGGTTGCCCGCCCCAAGGCGGTGCGGCGGCTCCAGCGGGCGGCTGTGTTCCTGCACCCCATGTTGCTGCACCCGGATCAGCGGGCGGCGCTTGTGCGGCGGGCGCTCCCCATCCCGGTTGCGCGGGCGCTCCCTGTTGCGGTGCGGGTTGATTTCCGCCCTTGTTGGGGTTGATTGGCAGTGATCCATCGGGGCATTTGATTTGCTTCACTTCTGAATACTTCGGGTTATCCGTTTGCGGCCCGATAGTGCAAATCAATTTTCCGCCAAGCATTTGTTCACTTGTTGCAAGTTGCGGGCGTCCAATTGCGAACGCATACGCCGCTAATTGCTGAAGCGCAATACGTTTTGCAACTTCGCTTGGGTTGTAAATGTTGAGGCGATCAATTTGAGTCATACCCTTTAGATCGCCGTCAACGCAAGTCAAGTGAATTGCAAGATACCCGGCCCCCGGATTATCTTTCACTTGCTGTGGTTCAACTTTGGTAATTTCGAGCCTGTAATCCCCAAGCGGAAAACAAATGCTTCCCCCTTGTGTTGGATCGTATTGGAAGGCATCGAAGTTTAGAACTGTCATGTTTACTCCCTTCAAATTTAGGTAGAAAATCGCGGCGCATAAAGTAAGTGGATTGTCTTTTAATGCGCCCAACGCTGCATTGCAATTGAAACACAAAATTCCGCGAACTTTGTGCGTGCTGTGACAATGATCAACATTCCATCGTCTTTTACCTCCGGGTTCTTTTGCGCCGCAAATCGCGCATCGTTGACCTTGTGATGCAAAAATTTTATCGAACTCTTCAATTGTCATTCCATAAAGTTTCTGCAATTGGTATCTGCGAAACTTTAATGGATCACGTTCAATATGAAACCTTCTGTTTTCAATTGAACGGCGCTTCAGTCTTTCTGCATTAACGTCATAGTAAAACTTTTGGTAATCTCGTTTAGATTCCCAAATCTCAACTTCAATTTCAGTTCCGATCAAAGGCGCGTTGCTTTCAATTTCAATCATGCGGCGGCTTTGATAAACAACTTTGTTAAGTTTGGTTCTTCAAGTTCATTCAAATTGCCGCCGCGATCCTTCGCTGTCCACCAATCGGTATCATGTGTGTGAAATGCTTGGTAAACAACACCGGTTTCTGTTCGACCATGATGATGATGAAGAACCAAATCCCAAAAGTAAGGCAATGCGCTCATCAACTTTTCGGAAGGAATAACCGGGCAAGCTTTTTTGCCCAATCCGAATTCAACATATTGTTCCCAACAAATCAAAACAACATGGCGTCCCTTGCTATCGCGGAACGCTCGAATCAATTCATAAACAGAATCTTGCATTGCACCGTAAGCTTTGCGAGGGTCTTTTGTTTTTGTTTTTTCTTCTGCAAGAATCACTTGTGCCATTTCTGTTAGCGAATCAAGGAACAGAGTTTGAATGTGTCTTGCTTCGGCGCTTTTCATGAACCATGTAAAAGCTTCTTTCAGGTTCGCGTAAGTGTTGATTGGAATATAAGGAATGTTATCTCGCTTCAACGATAGCAAACCATTTTCCCCTGAAAAAATGAACGGCCCCGGCGCTGTGATCGCAAGGCGAGTCTTACCAACTCCAGATGGGCCATATACCAAAGTTTTGATTCCATCTTTAGCGGTTATTTTGCTTGTGCTGAAGACTTGCACGGTTCCTCTTTCTCCGCTTTTTTAGCGAGTTGTTCAGTTGCTTCAGCTATTGTTTTCCCATAACCGCTTGCAATATGGTTTCCTCTATCGTTGTCATACAGGCGAGCAACGAAATTTCCATCGACGTAAATCAATAACGTTGCAGTCTTATTTCTTTTTAGGTATTCTTCGATTTGATTCATTGCTTCGCCTTCGGTTCGATGATTTCCAACGAAGGCTTTCCCGGTTTAATTGTTAAGCAACCATCAAAAAGTTTTTGTGTTTCCGAATCTGCGTTTTTGTAGGCAGTTTCAGAAAGTTTCGGTTCCCATTTAACAAGAACATTTGCAACTTCGGGTAGCATAATTGCAATTAGAGCATTAACTTGCCCTTCTTTGTTGTTTAACTTGTAATCTAATTTTTTGGTTGCCTTTAATGCATAGCCGTTTGCAATTTCAATTGTTTCTGATCCCGCATCTTTATCAGCGCTGAACAGTTCCTTCACAAGTTCATCGCGCAATTTCGATTCAGCTTCCTTTGCTCTTTCAAGCATTTGCTTCATTTCAAACCAAACCGTTAGCTTGGCATATTGAGCGGCTGTTAGAGGCATACGGGCAAGCCTAGACGCCGAGGCCAAATCTGTCAAGAAAATTCTTTGCACAAAATTTTGCACTTGATTTTGCAGCGGGCATGGTGCTAGGGTCGCATCTTATGAAAAAACAGCCTTCGCCCGCATCATTGCGGCTTGACTTGCCGCCCGATGAAAATCTCATTCTCGAACAACTTCAATTAGCTTTGAAGGAACATTTGAAAGTCAATTATATTTCAAAGGCTTCAACTATTCGGTTTCTGATCCGAAACGGCAGCATACCTACAACTGAGCACACACAAAGCCGTTAAAGGATCGCTGAAAATGCCTTGGACTAACGTTTTAACGAACGAAGATATTGCATTTGCGAAAAAATTGCAAAAACGTGCCCGCGAACGCAAATGGTACGCTGATAACGCCGAAGCTGAAAAAGCGCGGCGCATAACTTATCGTTCGAATAATCCGGAAAAAGTTAAAGCCGCTTATAAAAAATGGTATGAAGCTAATCCAGAAAAGGCTCGCAAAGCTACAAACGATTGGTTAGCGAATAACAATGGAAAAAATAAAAATCGAACGTATAACATCAAATCAAAATATGGACTTACAAATGAACAATGGACTGATTTATTTGTTCGTCAGGCTTGTTGCTGTGCAATTTGTGGAGTACATGAAACTAAGGTTTGGCACACAGACCATTGCCACAAAACGAATAAAGTTCGTGGAATATTGTGTGCAAGTTGCAATCCGGGGTTAGGAAGATTCAAAGATTCCATTGAAATAATGAAAGCGGCAATTGCTTATTTGGAGCGCATAAAATGAATAATCTTTTGTGCGAACTTAAAAAATATCCAAATTTTGTTGTCTGTTACACCTTGGACAAAATACCATTGAATCCAGTAAATGGGGAACGAGCGGCGGTTAATGATC